AGGAAAGGAGAGAATGGAGATATAACTGCAGTAACAAGAGATATAGGATGTATCAATGGTGATACAATCCAAGAATTTGCAGGTGACTTAATATTCTTAGGTCCTGATGGTTTAAGAACCATTGCAGGTACTGCGAGAATTGGTGACGTTGAATTAGGAACTATAAGTTCTAATGTTCAAAGTTTATTTGATGATAACTTATCTAGTGCTTCACAGTTTGACTCAATAGTTATACCTGATAAAACACAATACAGAATATTCTTTACTAAAGATGGTCAAGGTGAAAATGCGACAAATGGTGTTATGTGTGTTATGAAAGGACAGTCTTTTGAGTTTGCAAAACTAAGAGGGATTAAACCTGCTTCAACAGACACATTTGTATCAGAAGGAAATGTTATAGTTCTTCATGGTGCTTATAGTGGGGGTTACATATACAGACAGGAATCAGGTAATGACTTTGATGGAACTGCTATACTAGGTAAATATAGAGGTCCTGATATGACATTTGGTGATGCAGGTATACGTAAACATATGCAACGTGTTATAGTAAACTTTAAACCTGAATCAACAATAGATGCAGATTTATTTTTAAGATATGATTATGAAGCTAAAGATTCTGCAAGACCTGCAGCTTATGAGTTAGATTCTAGTGATATAGCAGCTATATATGGTTCAGCAACCTATGGTGCTAGTTCCACAAACTTTGGAACATATGGTGGTGCATCACAACCCCTAGTAAGACAATCTGTTGAAGGTTCAGGATTTGCAGTAGCATTAAGAGTTAATGACGGTGGGTCTACTGCACCATATTCACTAAAAGGTTTTCAATTAGAATATCAGACAGGAGCAAGAAGATAAATGGGAGCTACGTACACAAGACAGTCCTCATATAGTGACGGAGACACAATAACTGCTGCTCATACCAATGATGAATTTAATCAGATATTAGCTGCCTTTGCCTCAAGCACAGGACACACTCACGATGGCACATCTGCAGAAGGTGGTCCTATAACTAAATTACTTGGAACTGCAATTACAATAGGTGATGGCACATCAGGCACAGACATAGCAGTAACATTTGATGGTGAAACAACAGATGGTGTATTAACATGGAAAGAAGACGAGGATTATTTTGAGTTTAGCGATGACATACTTATTGCTTCTACAGAGAAGCTACAATTCAGAGACACAGCTATATACATCAATTCAAGTGCCGATGGACAACTTGACCTTGTAGCTGATACAGAAATACAGATAGCTGCAACAACCATAGATATAAATGGTAATGTAGATATATCAGGCACAATAACAATAGGTAGTGCAGGTATATCTGAAGCAGAACTAGAGGTCTTAGATGGTCTTACTGTAAGTACAACAGAAGTAAATATATTAGATGGTGATACTAGTGCTACATCAACAACTATAGTAGATGCAGATAGAGTTGTTTTAAATGACAACGGAACTATGGTTCAGGTAGCAGTAACTGATTTAGCAGCTTACTTTGACGATGAAATAACTGCAATGCCTAATCTTGTAACTACGGCAGCTACAACAGTAGGTGCATTAAACAGTGGTAGTATTACAAGTGGGTTTGGTACTATTGACACAGGTTCATCTACAATAACAACTACAGGTTTAATTACAGGTGGTTCTTTAGATATAGATGACATTGTTATAAATGGAACAACTATAGGTCACACAGACGATACAGATTTGTTAACACTCACTAGTGGTGTGGTTACTGTAGCAGGTGAAGTGTCCATGACTACACTTGATATCGGTGGCACGAATGTAACTTCTACTGCTGCAGAACTTAATATACTTGATGGTGTCACATCAACTGCAACAGAATTAAATATCATAGATGGTGACACTTCAGCATCATCAACTACACTTGCAGATGCAGACAGAGTTGTAGTCAATGATGCAGGCACAATGAAGCAAGTTGCTTTAACTGACTTTGAGACTTACTTTGAATCTGCACTAGATACATTATCAAATGTAACAACAGTAGGTGCATTAAATAGTGGTTCAATAACAAGTGGTTTTGGTGCAATAGATGTAGGTTCTAGTAACTTAACTGCAACAGGTACAATATCATTAGGTGCTACATCTTTTAATGATAATGCAATTACTAATGTAGGTGATATAGCACTTGATTCTATTAGTGCAGACGGAACAGATATTAACGTAGCAGTATCAGATAACTCTGCAACTGCTTTTACAATCAAACAAGGTTCAGATAACTATTTAATTATAGATACTGCAAACAGTAGCGAATCAGTAGCAATAGGAACAGGTATATCAGGAACTGCTATATCAATAGGACATGGCACATCTGAAACTACTGTTAATGATAATCTTACAGTTACAGGTGATTTAACTGTAAATGGTGCTACAACAACTGTAGATACAACGAATACAACAGTCAAAGATAATTTATTAGAGCTAAATAGTGGTGCTAGTTCTAACTCAAATGATTCAGGTATAATAATACAAAGAGGTTCTACAGGTAACGATGCTTTATTTATGTGGGATGAATCTGAAGATAAGTTTGCTTTAGGTACAACTACAGATAACGCAAGTAGCACAGGCAACCTTAACATGACAACAGGTACACTTGTTGCTAACATTGAGGGTAATGTCACAGGTAACGTAACAGGTAATGCAAGTGGTACTGCTGCTACAGTTACAGGTGCTGCTCAATCTAATATAACATCACTAGGAACATTAACAACATTAACTGTTGACAATGTAATAGTTAACGGCACTACAATAGGTCATACAGATGACACAGATTTAATTACACTAGCAGATGGTATAGCAACAGTTGCAGGAGAGATATCTGTAACTACACTTGATATAGGTGGTACAAATGTTACATCTACTGCAGCAGAGTTGAACATCTTAGATGGTGTGACTGCAACAGCAACAGAACTAAACATCATGGATGGTGATACATCTGCTTCTTCTACAACATTGGCAGATGCAGATAGAGTAGTAACAAATGATAATGGTACAATGAAGCAAGTAGCATTGACAGATGTTAAAACATATTTAACTAGTGCAGGGTTTAGCTCAGATGACCCAACAGCACTTGCAATTGCGTTAGGATAATAACATGGCAAATACATTTAGAGTAGTCACATTCGCTGCCGAGCCAAACAGTGCAGGTTCTCCATATACAATATATACAGTTCCGGGTAGTACAACTACAGTGGTGATTGGACTTATACTCACAAACATACATACATCTCAAGTAACCACAGAAGTAGAACTTGTATCTACTACATCAGGTGGTGGCAGGGCAGCAAACAACGGAACATCTTTCTTAGTCAAAGATGCACCTATACCTGTAGGTTCATCACTAGAACTATTAACAGGTGGTAAGGTCATACTTGAGACAGGAGACTTACTAAGAGTAGATTGCTCCGTAGCAGATAAACTAAGTGGCACACTAAGTATCATGGAGATAACATAATATGGCATACATTGGCAACAACGTACCTGCTAACTTCCAAGCTCCACCTGCAGTTGTAAGATTTAATGGTGATGGTTCTGATACAACTTTTGCACTTGGAAGAACAATAGGTTCAGTACAAGAGATACTTGTAAGTGTTGATGGTGTTGTCCAAGATAGTGCAGCTTACACTGTACCTGATGGCTCAACATTGACATTCTCGGCTGCACCTTCAAGTGGCACAAACAATATCTTTGTGTACTTTCTTGAGTTGGCTGCAGGAACAATTACACCTACAAGTGAGTTCAAGGGTAACTTTAAAAATGGTGGTATGTTCAGAACTAATGCACAAGCCTTAGATACAAACATTACAATACTTGCCACAGAAAATGCACAAGTAACAGGAACACTTACTGTAAATAGTGGGATTACATTGACTGTCAATGATGGTGGAAGGTTGGTGGTATCGTGAGTACAATTAAAGTAGATACATATCTAACTCGTGGTGGTGCATCAGAGATAGCTATAGATAAACTAAAGGGTGCATCAAGTGCAGGTTCAATGACTGTTGTTGGAGAGGGTGGAACAAACACTACTAATTTACAACAAGGATTAATAAAACAATGGGTTAATTTAGATGGAACATCTTCAGGTGCTGCAGAAAGAGACTCGTTTAACACTGCGAGTACGACAGATAATGGAAGTGGTGACTATTCTGCAAGTTTTACTACCTCTATGGCTAATACCAATTATGGCAATGCAGGAGAAGGTGGCACAGGTGGTGGAGGTAGTTCTCATATGTTTTTATGTGGTCACACAAAAGCAACAGGCTCAACAAGAGTAACAAATTTATCTGATGGTGGTGGTGCAGGTGACAGAAACATACATTGTTTTATTACATATGGAGACCTCGCATGAGTACAGTAGTATTAGACACAATAACAGGCAAGTCCACTGCAACAACCATAACCATTGGCTCAACACCTGTAGTTAGTGCAAGTGCAAACTCTATGACTATTAGAGGTGAGGGTAGCAATCAGACAAGTATTCAACAAGGGTTATTAAAACATTTTGTTACAATACAAGGAACAGATACATTTGGTACAATAGATAGTTTTAATCAATCTAGTGCAACAGACAACGGAACTGGAGACCATACCACCACTTATACTACTAACATGGATGAAGCAAGAGTTCCAAGAGCAGGGTATACTCATAATACAAATAATGAGGGTAGTGGTGAAAATGCAGTTGCGGCAAGAGCAGGTAGTACAACGTGTGGAAGAGGTGCTACTGCTCCAACTACATCAGCATTTAGATTCAATGTTTATTTAGGTTCTAGTGCAGGTACAGATGGTGCTTTAGTAGATTTATCATATGTTTATATGATGACATCAGGAGGGTTATCATAATGGCAAACGGAACAATAGCATTTGATACATTACAGACAAGTGATTCAGCTAATACTGGTGTAACTAAATCTATAGACACAAGTTATGTTTTTAATGGTGTGGCTAAAGTGTGGATTGAATTAAGA